CATACGTTGGGCATGAAGTAGGGCGCGCGGTAGCGCCGGCGGTTGTGGGTGTTGCAAGAATGGCGGTGGTCAACACGGTGACCATCAGGCGCTTAATCGTTCTTTCCCGGTAGAGGGATAGAAAAGAGAAATGGGGGGTTCATTTGGTGCCTTTCGTGTCGGGTCGATAGGTGGTAAATGACAACATAGCCGAAATTAATCGGGCATATGTGGATTTAGCCAAAACCTAACAACGGGGTGTTACACGGGTTTAGGTGTTGCTTTCCAAGCTTCAACGAACTTGTGGGGGTTGTCTGCCATTTCGGGGGTCAATTCGACATGAAGCCAAAGGCCGCCGCCTGAACCGCCATTGTTGACTGAATCCCAATCTTTCCAACCGGGTTTGCCGTTTCGGTTACAACGCCAACCGCGGCCCCACGTTTCACAACCCTTTTTGGTTGTGCCGGCGTAATCGTGAACTTCTTCAATGCCTAGAAGCTTGTAATTGGCCACTAGCCAATTTGCCCATGTGGCGGCGGTTTCCTTGTCTTTGTAGCCGATATCGGCGGCGCGCCCGGTGGCGTGTACTGAAAGTCGATCCGATCCGCGCATGTTTCGAACGGCCCATGTCCCTAAATTGGTAAAGCCTTTTTTGGTGATGATGTCCACAAATTTTTCGGTGCCGGCGCGTTTGCCGGGTGCCGCGCCGTCGGTGGTTCCGGTGTAGTTCATGGCCTAGAAATAATGTCTGCTATGCGGTGAAGCAGGTTTGCTAGGGCTTCGCGCGCTATTTTAAGCAAGCTTTTTTTGTCATCATTGTTCATCTTGTTTGCCTTTCGGTTTGTCTTTCAGGCCGTTCGCGCTAAGTAGCCCGGCCAATGAACCGGTCAAGAATAGAAGTAGCGGTTGAAGGGTTGCCCACGCGGATTTGTCGTTGTCCGACACTTCTAACGGTTGGGTCACAAATAATAGTCCGTAGATAAGTGACATCGTGGCAACAACAAAAGTCAACGACAACGCGCAAGCAACCACAAAAATTAGCCGGGCTTTGATTTCTTCGCTTGTCATTCGTTGTTCACGCCGTGGCGGCGGAATTATAGGCATTTGTCTTGTACCGTTCGAATAGATCCAACACTTGCCGTGTCAACCGTAATGGTTGTGGCCGCGCGTAACGCCTTATTTTTGGTCAATGGTGGGCAATTGACGCGTTCCCGATCTCCGCAAGCTGTGAGAATAGAAAGGAACAACAACCCAACAAAACCAACGCGCCAAATCATTCTTGCACCTCCGGTCGAACCAACGGTGCCGGTGGGTCAACATCATGTTCCCACAATGTAAGTGTTTCGCCTGCTACGGCCCAACCCGTTTCAAAACCTGATTTTGTCAATAATTCAATTATTTCTTCGTGCGTCATGCGCTTACCTCTAAAAGTGTGATTGTGGCAACCGCGTTGTTTGTGTTTGCGGAAACGTTGGCGGCGGCCGTAAAGTTTGCAAATTGCGTTTTGTATGTTGTAGCACTTGTAGTTGCCGGGCTGTCTAAATAAATGGCAGTTACCGAAGGGCCTACAAGGTCAACTGTTGTTCCTGTATAAAGGGCGGCACCTTGAAAAGTCATCACATTTGTTGCGCCTCTCATAATCCTTGACACAACGGCGTTGTTTGCATTGCCGGAATTTTTGCCAAAAGTTTGTGAAACCATAACAAGTATTTTATTTGAAGATGATTGGGGCGTAATTGTTGCCGTTAGGCCGCTGTCTGTCATTGTCGTTGTTGTAACGGTGACAATGGTTGAAGTTGTGCCTTGTACTATTTGCAAAATTCGAAAGGCGCCGCGTAAATCGTTCATTTGTGCCGCGGTGGCTACCTGACCAACGGTAAAGGCCGCCGGTAGGTTTGTTGGTGTTGCCATATTTTTTCTCCTAGAAACTGTATTTGTTATTTGTGTCTAATGTGCCATACACGGAATTGTCAAGGATTAAATAAGCGTTGTTGTCTTGCCCTGACATGAACAATGTGATTCGTGTTTGTTCAGGTGTTGCGTCAATTTGCACGCCTTCAATGATTGTGTAATAAGTATCGTTGCGAAAGTAAATCTTGCCGTTTGTATTGATTGGCAGTTCGCAAACTTCAAGAAATGCGGTGTTGAATAGCCCGGTGTCGTAACGGTTGGGTTGTTGAACGTCGGTCAACGTGATTGAAGCAAGGGTGCTGTTTTTTGATTGGAAGTTATTTAGAAGCCAATTGGCATGATCCGAAGCTTGACTTGTGGTGTAGTCAAGGGTTGTTTTGTCCCAACCGTAAATTGGGGTTTCCGACAATGTGGCAGTTTGTGACGCCAAGCCTTCCGGGTCAATTGTTATTTCGTTGTAATAGTTGTCCGCGCTTGAACGGAATTGGATTCCTTCATATTTCATTTGCAAGCTGTAGGGCGTACCGGTGCCGTCATTGAAAACATATTCGGTGGTGATTAACCCGGTGGTGTTTCTGCCGTACCAATACAACGTTGGTGTGCCTTTGAAAGAAGCTTCGCCGCCCCACATTCGGGCTTCTTCGGTTCGTGTAATCAAATTGGCTAGTTCAAATGCGTTGCCGGTGTACGTTTGCGCCGAACCAATAGAACGGCCGAAAAATTGTGATGTTGCTAAACCGGCGGCAACACCCAAGTTCAAAATTTGATCTTCGGTTAATTCTTGCGCCAATGCGTAATTGACTAGTTGGGCGCGGCCCCAATCTGCTTGTAAACCTTCACAACTAATTGTCACGGAATCCATGTTTTCTACGAATCCGTAGTTGATTGCAACATCTCGAATACGCCCAACGAAACATGTGAATTGATCTTTGCCTACAACCACACCGGGTTTGTAAATGTAAAGAATGATTTGGTCACCCAATTTTGGGGTCGTTGTCCATGATGAAGGAAATTCGCTAGAGATTTGCGCGGATTCAATCGAATAATCGTCAATTTGTAGTTGACGGCCTTTGAAGATTGATAGGGCCGTGATGTTTGGCAGTTGATACCAAGTGGCGCCCTGCTTGAATTCTGCTTTCCATAACGACGGTGTGGCCATTATGCCACCCTGACCGGCAATGGGCCGTTAGAACGGTTGTAGCGGCGCAACGCGTCAACTATGGCGTTGGGGTCGCCGCCCTGAACCGTGATGTTGAAAGTGTTTCCTAGCGCGCCACTATTGCGGCCGCGCAAAGGAACGACGGCTTCCGGGCCGCGTTCGCCGATCATGGCGATTGTTGGGCCTGTAACAATTCCGCCGTCTGCCAACATGGGAATATTCGGCACATCAAAACCTTTGCCGCCTAAGCCGGGCACCCAACCGGGAACCTTGAATGAAAGTTTGCCAACGGTGTTGTTCCAAACTGACGCGATACCGTTGAATAAGCCTTTATAAAAACCAACAAGTGTTTCGACATATCCGCGGACTACTGAGACAACGCCGCCAAACCCCGTTTTTAAGCCGTTCCAAATTTTGGTGGCAAAATCTCCAATTCCTTGCAAGCCGGCTTTTATGCCTTCCCAAACGAAAGAAGCCGCGGTTCCGATTGCGGCGAAGGCTTTTCCAAAAATGTTGAACTTTGCTTGTAGCACCGCTAGGGCGACGCCTACGGCGACAAATGCGACAACTAACAAAAAGATCGGGTTCAAGGCCATGACGGCGTTAAAAGCGGCTTGAACGGCTGTAAACGCGGTTGTGGCCGCTGTCCACGCCTTCATTGCAAAGTTGACGGCAAGAATGGCGGTAGCAATGCCGGCAATGGTTCCGCCAACTGCTAAGAAAACGCCGGTGTTGTTTTGTGCCCATTCGCCTAGTTGGGTGATGAACGGCAACACTTTTTCAATGGCCGGCAATAGTGCCGCGCCAATTGATTCTTTTGTTTCGTTTAGCCCAATCCCTAGCTTCTTGAATTGGCCTTCTGCCGTGTTGGCGGCGGCGGCCGCGTCACCGCCGAACGTATCGGCCAAAACCGACATAGCGCCTTCGACGTCTAACCCGTTTTTAAGAAGGGTTTTCATGCGCGGATCTAAGGCTTTTAATCCTTTGTCGTTGCCGGCGTAAGCCTTCGAAAGGGCGTCGGATACTGTCGCTAGATCCTTTCCGGTGCCTGCCGAAATGTCCAACGCCAATTGAAGGCCGCTTTGTGCTTGTTCTAGATCTTCGGTACCAATAACAAGTTTGGCTAATGCCGGGCGTAGTTCATCATCTGCCGTGGCGGTTGCCATTGATAAACCTGATAACCATTCTTCATTTTTAGATATTGCTTTATCGGTTGCCGTGGTAACGCCTCGAATGTTGCGCGCCAATTGTTCTTGTGCGGCCTGATCTTCAATGGCGGCTTTAGTAAAATCAACGGCGGCGGCGCCTAATCCGGCTAATGCGGCGGCGGCAGGAACGGCGGCTTTCTTAATAGCAAATTGGGCTTTTTCGCCGGTGGTTTCAAGCTGTTTGAATTGTTGAACCGCCTTGTCGATACCTGCCCCGGCAAATTCGGTGATGATTGGGATTGTTATAGCCACGGATCATTTGCCTTTCATAAGCCGGTCGGCGGTTCTCATTGCTTCAAAGGCCAAGCCTTCAACGGCGCCTTCAACTTCGTTTTTGTGTTTCTCATAGGCCGGCCACATCACGCGCGAAGGCTTGCCCCATTTGGCGGAAAGGTTTCTTGACATTGTACCGTTGCGGCCCATATCAAAAATGGTGTCAACCATGCCCGACCAACGAATAAAGAAAACGGCAAGGTTGCTTGTGCGGCCCTGAAATTCTTTAACTTTTTTTCCGGATACGCCGGCCTTAACAAGTTTGTTTGCCTTGTTCGAATCCCATGGCAACATTTTGAAACCGCTTTTGGTTGTCCATGAATACTGCCAACCCGACAACGGAAGTTTGGGAATGTTGGCTTTTGCTTCTTGAACAACCGGGGAAACGATTTCTTTGTATTCCTTCGTTATGCCGCGCCGCAATGATGGTTCAAGTTTGTTCAAGTTCTTTAGCGCGTCTTTTAACCCGACAATTTCAATGTTCGTTTGAACGGTCATTGTTGGGCCTTTCTTTGTTTGTTAAGAACATCAATTGCGGTGTTCAAATCTTGAATTGTAAAACTTATGTCCGGGGGCCAATAACCGGTTTCGATCAGGATTTCTGCCAATGATCGGCTTATTGATCCCCGTTGGTGGGGTTTGCGTTATCGCTATCAACAACTTCTAGTTTGACAAGCTTCTTTAGAAAATCGTCTAGTTGTAACGGCGGTGAATAACCGCCGGTTTTTGCCGCTTCGTGTGCTAGGTAACCCAATTGTTCAATTGAAATACCGTTGGCGAGATCGGAAGCTTTAACCTTAAATTTTCGTTCTAATTGCACTATGTGAAACAAGTTGGTTTCAACGACATAATCGTTTTCACCGGTGTTGACGTTTATTGATAATTTCATTTTTTCCTTTGCACGGTTAAGGGATTAGATCAGGGGCTAGTAACGTCGCGCGCCCATGTTCCATTTGTGAACGACAATGAAGCAACGGCCAATTCGCCAACGGTTGACATGATCGCCGGGTTGTTTTCAAGGGTGGCATTTGTGATAGTGAATTCGGGGTTCGAAGCCGATTCGGTAGTACCTGAAGGTGAAACAACGATTATGCAACTTCCGGCCGTTTGGATTGCGGCAAGAAGTGTTTCAACTTCGGAAGCGCCGTATGAAAGAAACAAATCCATGTTGACGGCGACAGTTTGCAAACCCTGAACCGCGCGGTGCCCGGTATCGCCAAATGCGGTTGATTCTAGATAGTCGTAGCCAACCATCACTTCACATTTTGTGCATTGGTCGGAAACGTCAACGGCGGTGCCGCCGGTTGGTGTGATGTTAATTGTTGCATTGCCTAGAAAAGTAGTGGTTGCCATTTCTTGTCTTTCTCTTAGCGCCGTTGAGTTGCTACGGCTACGGTTAAATCATAGGAAGGTATTTCTTGCCCACCAATGTTTGTCAAGCTTGGGCGGCCTTCCAAAACATCAATGGTTGGGGTGTCAATAATTGTGTCGCATGTTGTGTATAGG